AACAGCAGAAAAGTGCCGCGCTCTTTTCTGCTGTTCCGAGTCCGTCCGTTGCGTCTGAAACGTCTCTGATAATGTCTGTTAAGTCTCTAAAATTGCCCTGAGCGTCCTGAACCTCGATTGTTGTCTCTCCGATGGCGATTTTTCCATCTTCCATCTTCTTTGTTATGTCTCGCATAACTGCGGTGAGAGCTGTTCCGGCTTCTGAACCCTTGAGTCCCTGATTTGCCATTGAAGACAAAAGCGCGGTCGTTGTTTCAATGTCCTGTCCCGCTGAGTTAAGATTTGCAGCGCAATTCTTGAACGCGTCTCCGAGTCCTTCGGCTGTTGTGTTCGCGTTTGCCTGAGCATATGACAGCAAATCGGCGAAATAGGTTGATTCGCTCGCCTGCATTCCGAAAGCTGAGAGATAATCCGTCACCATGTCAGAAGCGGAAGCGAGATCCATCCCAGATGAAGCGGCAAGGTCAAGAACTCCGCCGAGAGCTTCGCAAGAAGTTTCGGCGTCCCATCCAGCAAGTGCCATATATGAGAGCGCGTCCGCTGCTTCTGTTGCTGAAAACTGAGTATTTGCTCCGAACTCTTTCGCGGTGTCCGAAAGAAGCTGAAGTTCTTCCGCTGAAGCTCCCGAAAGTGCCTGAACGTTGCTCATTGATTTTTCGAAGCTGGAGCCGACTTCCACGACTTCAGCCGCGAACTCTTTCAGCTCTGAGATTCCCCATTGAATGACGTTCGAGATTAAATCTGACACAATCCCTTTAAAAACGGTGAAACCGTCTCCGGCTGTTTCCAGAGACTCGTCGAGTTCGTCCGTTGCATCGGCGAACTTTCCTGTTCCTTCTTCGCAATCTGTCAGATCTTGCTCGTACTGTTTGATTTCGCTTTCTGTCTTATTGATTGCCGCCTTCATGTTGTTGATGCTGATTTTTACTTTGTCGGCGGCGGCTGAGTTTTCGCCGTATAATGTTTTTGTTTTCTCGTATTCATCTTCGAGAAGTGAAAGTCTCGTCTTCTGTGACTGAAGAACGGTGTCGAGCTGTTTCAGCTTTGCCCGAAGTCCTTCCGCGTTTGTGCTCCAATCATCCATCCCAGAAGCGGCGGCTTTGAACTCTGAGTTTGCAAGCTTCACTTGACGAGCTGCTGCTTGCATCTGCGATTTTAGATTCGAAATATCCGCTTTTAATTTAACTGTTGTATCCGCCATTGTTTCACCTCTTTGTTAGAACCAATTATCACCGGCCGGTTTTCTGATGACTCGATTCGGGTCCGAAAGTTTTTTCTCCCTGATCTGAAGCTTTCGAACTTCTGAATATAAGTCGATGACCGAAACGAACGTCTTTTCTTCAACGTCGAACGGAGTCAGCGCCGGAAACTCTTTGCAAAGTTGATAATTGATCGAAAATAATATTTCAAAAAGCGGAGTATCATCTACTCCGCTATCACGTTTTTTGAGTCAGTCGGAATCGAAAGAATGTGCGCGAATGAACCCTTCAGGATTGCAACGACAATCGGAAGTAATTCGCTGAGCTTTACGCCGTCCCAATCTTCTTCTTCCATCTCTGGAAAAACTTTCGTCAAAACATCTGTGACAGCTTTCCAAGAACTATATAATATTTTTAAAAGTTCCGAAGTGTCGTCTATCTGATCGACTTCCAGAACTGCGAGAAGCTTCTTGATAGTTCCGAAGCGGATCTCTACAAAGTGAGCTTCAACTGTTTTCTTTATCCTGTCTTTTTCGTCATAAACGTTTAATTTAAGTGTTGTGTCACCCATTTCTTTTCTTCCTTCCTTGTTCTTTAAAAGATGGGCGGAGTTTTAATCTCTCCGCCCGTTTCTTATGGAGAAATCGCGAAACTCGGCAAAAGTTGCGATTTATTATGCTGATGGTGTCGGAACCGTGATTGTGCAAGTATCGGTGTAATTAGTGCCATCAACTGTGATGCTTGCTGTAATCGTTGAGCTTCCGGCTGCTTTTCCTTCAACAAGTCCGTCTGAGTCAACGGTTGCGTATGTTGTAGCGCTTGAAGTCCATGTCACGGCCGCATTTGCTGGATATGTTACGGCCTGAAGCTGGATAGTATCACCAACTGCAACGGCTGCATTTGATGGTACTACGGAAACGCTCGGAACCTGAGAAGCTTCGGTGATTGTGTCTGGAGTCTGAACTGTATCGAAGAATGTTGGAATCTGAGCGCACTTCTGAAGTGAAGTATCAACATTGACAGCCTTTGCCGGCTTGCCGTTCTTGTTGAACTTATAGATTGTTGATATTCCGGTGAATGTGAGTTCCTGACCGTTTGCGTCTGTTCCTTCGTTCTCTGTTGCTGAAGTCTGATCCGGAATGTTGAAGCTTCCTTTCAGTCTCCAAACGAAAACAACTGAACCGTCTGTCTTCTTTGTCTGGTATCCAATAGCGAAATACTTCGGAGTTCTTTCTTCCTCGATGTATGTTCCGGTGTTCTGATCGTATGTCTGACCGGTGATGTCTGCGAGAACGTCGAACGGTATTCCAGAAGCTGAGATTGTGACTGTGTCGGCGCCTGTTGATGTGATAACAATTGCGGCGATGTTGTCATAATAATGAGCTTCTGAAGTGCTGTCTGTTGACTTGCTGATTTCAGCAACTCCAGCGAGCGGTTTCACTTCTCCGAAAGTGATTCCGGTTTTGTCGTCTTTTGTAACTTCGGCGTAGACTAATCCCTCAACGCCGCGATACTCAAAAATTTTGCTCATGGTGTTTTTACCTCCATTTTATTTTTTATGTTTCAAGATAATAAACTTCGATTGTGCGTCCGGTGTGCGTCGCTTCGTCTGAGTTGACGTCCATTCCCTGAGAAGGAACGACCCACGATGCAGCCTTCAGCGCTGTTCGAATGTTTGAAAGTAGTTCATAAACTTTCGCGGGGTCCGAACTATAAACAAAAATGTTATAATCCCATGACGTCCCGTAATTCGTGTTATTATAGTGAGCGTGGTCGGGCGAATCGTTGTTCCAGAATGTGATAAACGTTTCAGGATACTTCTCTTCGTTCGACATTGAGCCTTGTCTGTATACCGGATACTTGAAAGATTCAAGAATCGTGATGAGTGCGTCTTCCATGTCATGAACCCAACCTTTCGTCGATTTCGTCTTGCAACAACTGATCGATATCTTTCTTCAGAGTGCTTTCATACTTTTTGGTGCCGTATATTTTTTCGAGCGCGTAGTTCGGGCGCATCTTTGGCGTTCCCGTTATGAGAAAGCCGCCCGCTCCCGACTTCGTCTTGTCAAAACCGATGTCAATTTCGACAGAGACTCCGTTTTTCTGCGCTTTTGCATTTCGTACAATAGAAGCCATCGTTTCGCCTTGAGAGTATTTTCCGCCGGCTGGAAGATTTGCGCTCGCCATAGCTGCCACGGTGTCAACTTCGACAGTTTCGGCCGTTTGTTCCATCGCGTCCGCGACTATATCCTCGATATTCGCTCCCAGCTTCTCGAGTTGCTCGATTAGATCTGAGAAAGCGGAAAAGTCGATTGATATCCCTTGCTTCCTTGCTGCCATCTATGTTCTACCTCCGACGTTCTCGACTTTGAACTGTACGAACTGATGTCTCATGTTGATGTTTTCCGGCTGAGTTATGATGTTGTAAGTTCTCCCCGTCTCGCATATATAGATTTGACAATCTGTCGTAATTGAAGGATTGAACCACGTCTCGATAATTGCCGTATCAAAAACCATGTAAACATCGTTTGAAAAATTTTCGGTTCCTCCGTAAGTTCTGAAGCTTCCGAAGAAAACATCTTCAATCGTTGCCGGATCCGGAAAAGCCTTCTTTGTGACTCCCTTCACCTTTGTTGTTGTCGGAATGAGAAGCTTCATCGCTACGTCAAACGGCGCGTTCGGTGTGAATCTCTTTGCCATAACGTCGCCCCCTAACTTTTATAACTGAGCTGAGTCGCCCGCTGCATAAAGTACGATGAGAGCTTTCCGTCTCCCGCTCCATAATTCCACAAATCAGAAACGCCACGACTGACGATTCCCGCTGTTATATTGCTCTTTTTAACGCCGGCATCTGTGAGAAATGTCATCACCTCGTCGATGTACTCTGTGAGAGTCTGGTCGAGATATGTTCCCGTGATTCCGAGTGCGCTTTTGACTTTTGTTAACATCTGAGCATCGGCCATCGTCTGCCCCTCCGTTTCTCTGTTATTTTTTCTTTGCAGCCTTCTTCGACTTTGGAGCGGTTTCTTTTACCTTTGTGACAAGATTTCTCTTGTCCGCGAGAAGTTCTTCCGCTCTTTCTTCTCCAAACTCGACGATTGAGTCCTTTTCGTAAAGGTCGCCGGTGTTTTTGTCTCTGAAAGCTTTTTCGATTTTTAGTTTCATGAGTTGCCCTCCATATTTCCCCCGCTGTCCCGCTCATTCGCTTAAATTTCAGCGTCGAGCGAGTGTCGGGGTATAAATGTTCGGTTTCTACTCTGAAAGCCTTCTCGCGCCTTTTAGAAGCCGACCTTTGTTATTGTGATTGCTCCTGTTGCAAGAACTGCTTTGTATAATGTCACGCCGTCAGCGTCAACGCTTCCGGTTGGTGTAACTGCTGAGCCGTCGATTGTGAATCCTTTGTAGTCATAAGCTGGTACAAAATAAACTGTACAAGCTGATACGCTGGAAGCTGTCGCGTCGATGTCGATTGTCTCTGCTGGCTGTGAGCAAAGAAGCGGAGCGCTTCCGCTTGTGACTTTGAAGTTTCCGTCAACGTCGAGTGAGTCAAGCTTTGCAAGGCTTGAGTTGTTTGTTGTATCCATCTTCAGTATGAGACCATAAAGTGAGAGAAGGTCTGTCGCCTGAACCGGAACGATTCTATCTTTATTGATCATCTTTGTTTACCTCCGTTTTATGATTCTTCGAGTGTTAACTCTGAAATGTCGAAAGTCTGAGTCTTTGAAACGCCGTTCTCTGTTGTAACAACCTTGAGAACTTGCTGTCTTCCTTCATAAACTCCCGCAACCTTGAAAACACAAACTCCGTCTTCTTCGAGTTCTACCATTCCGGAACCCTGAGAAGGAACGAGACCGACTTCGATTTTGTCTGAGCCGGCGTTCTCAAATTTTAGAGCCATGAAGTTTCCGTCTCCGCTGAGATATCCTGAAGGTGCAAGTCCTCCAGAAACGAACTTCAGCGTTCCGGTTATCGCTCCGTCCGAAACGGCCATCTCTTTTTGAAGCGTGTTCACTTTGGCGCCGTAGTATTCATCTGACCCTTTGCAAGGCATAACCACGGTGTCGCCTACTCCGACGAATCCAGCGATTGCGTTTATTGCGTCCGGAATGAGATTGATTTCTGCTACGTCTTCAGCGTTTCCGCCAAGTGCTTTATATAAATTTTTGAGAGCTGTTACTGTTAAATCCATAAGCTCGCCCCCTTTCGATTAGTTAGCCTTCTTTGTAATGAGATAGAAGCTATATGGATTGAGAACCTTTCCATCAACTACAACGAGAGCTTTGTCAACCCATTCGTTGGTTTCTTCGTCGAAGTATCTTCTCATTGTGAATCCGAAGTTCTCGTTTACTGCGTAGTCGTCCGGATTCCAGAAGATGCCGATTACGTCGCCGGCTTCTGCTGTGTCGAAGTCTGGAAGAATGTCAGGTTCAACAAGTGAGATTCTGCGCCCGAAAAATCTTCCGTTTGGATCCATTGCGTCGCCGTCATTAACTTCGAGTCCAGTTGCCTGTCTGAAGATTGGGTTTCCGTTTGCGTCGCTCATTGTTTCCAGATATGCGTCAACGGTTGATGTTGAGAAGATGAACTCGCCGCTTCTGTATCCAAGCGGAATCTTTGCGAAGAAGTTCTTTTTCCAAGCCTTCCAATCGTTGATGTCGTTTGCTGACATTGCGATTGTGTGTCCGGCAAGTCCTGTCACTCTTTCGTCGTTAAGGATTCCGAGCATCTGGCCGTTTCCTGTTCCGTTAACTATTCCGTCGTCCATTGCTTCAAGATAAGCGATGGCGATTGCTTTTGTGATCTCTGCTTCGAAACTCTCAAGTGTAAGAAGATTTGACAGGAATGTCTGAGCAACTCTGATTTCAGCTTCGTTATACTTGAACGATACTTTTCCGAGCTTGTCTGTCTTCTGACGTGGAGAAACTGTTTCTTCAGTAATCCATTTAAACTTTGCCTTCAGAGCGCCGACCGGATAATCAACGCCGCCCTTGATTGCTGTCTTTCTAACTTTTGCATATAAATTGCCATAACGAACACGAACTGTGTTGATGACGTCTCTCATGATTGTGAGTGGAATTGCTGCGCCTGTGTCGGTTGTGCTGATTGCTTCTCCATTTCTCACGATTGGAGTTCCGTTCTGAACGTACTTCATGAACGCGGATCTATACTCCATAGACTCGAGATATTTGTCGTCTTCTCTTTCTTCCTCTTTCTTCTGTGAGAAAGCGCCGAGAATTTCGCCGCCTACAAGCTGAGCACCTTCCGGAGCTTTTGCTCTTGCTTCCTGAGAAGCTTCTTCTTCTGTGATTGCGTCGATTTCTGCCTGTGTCTCTTCGATCTCTGCGTTTATATCTTCAAGCTCTGAAGTGAGAGAACGAACTTCGTTGACATCTGTTGATGCGTTGCATCTTTCCGCGAGATTTGTCTTCTTTGCGATAAGTCTCGCGAGTCTCTTTTCAAGAATCTTTTTTCTCATGATTAGAAACCTCCTAATTTTGATTTGAACTGATATTTCGCTTTAGCGAGTGCGAGTTCTCGTTCGGCGTCTGCCGAATTGTTTTCGCGTGTCTGCTGTCTCGCGGTCTCCACCTCGAGTCGTGCTCTCTCCAGAACATCGGAATTGCTTCGCGCATTTATAGAAGTTGAGTCATACGCCGGAAAAGTTACCGCGCTGACTTCAACGACTGAGCCAATTTTGATGATATGTCTTGTCGGATGATCACTCTCCAGATTCTCCCAGCTTTCTTCGTCGATGCTGAACATGAACGACATTCCGGTGACGTCTCCACGCTTTACCGCTGAATATAAAGCGCGAGCTTCAGCGTTGTTCTCTGTGTCGAGACTTGCGCTGATTGTCATCCCTTCGTAATCTGTCGAAAGCTGCATCGTTGAGTTGCCGTTGTTTCTTCTGGAACGTGCAAGCGGAATGTTTGATATATCATGATTCACAAGAAAGCGAACGTCTGTCAGATCTGCACCGTCAAGCGCTCCTCTGTCGATGATCTCGTCAAAATATCCGAGATCTGTCATCGACTCATAAACTATCGGGCGACCTGTTATCACGCTGTCTTCTGAATCGTCAAGCGCCCTGACTTCGCACATATACGAACGAGATTCAAGCTGCTTCTTTTCTTTGTTTGTTTTTTCTAAATCTGCCATTTTTTAAACCTCCGAAATATTGTCCTGTTTTTCTTCGTCGATAACATCGACGTTGACCGTTCCGACTTGATACTGATCCGCGTTGTTTGCGTCTATCCAATTGAGCGACATATATCTTTTGCCTTCCAATTCAGGAAGTGGTCTGAGACCGAGAGCTGTTCTTTTCTCATTTTCGAAAAGTCCGCCCGTCGGTGAAAGAATGTTGATCATCTCCAGAGTTTGCGAAATCGTCATGAAGATGAGTTCTTTCGGATAGAACTCAATTCGATTTCGAAAAGCTTTCTCACGAGAAGTGAACATTTTCTTCGTGAATGCCTGAGACATTGAAACGATGAGCGGTTCAAGCGTTTTCTGATAAAATGCTTCGTATTGCTCTTTTGTGAAGTCTCCCGTCAGTATTGAAAGCGGAACCCCGAAGTTTCGAAGAATCTTCTCGTCGATAAATTTCAGCGTGTCAGCGTCCACGAGTTCAAGTTTGTGTTCAAGTGGCGTGTATTCCGTTTTTAAATCCAGCGGCAAGATTCCCGACTCGTTATTGTTTACCTTCGTTTCAAACTCTCGAATTGCTTCGTGAATCTTCTCGTTATCCATCAAAGTGTTGTATTTCATGATGCCGTTCACGTTATAGCTTGCTTTCATAGCCTTTGCGAGTCCGTCGAGAAGCTGTTTGTTAAGTTCAAGCGTCTTGAGTAAAGCTTCATGATTCGGTTGTCCGAGCATATCTCCGCCCATGTATTGATTGACCGAATAGTTATATTTCAAGTGAATGACGTTCTCATATGGAAAAGTGGTGTTGTATCCGCTGGCGAACCAAAACTTGACGAAAAGTCTCCCGGCTGCGTCTTCTATGAAATCGACCTCTGTCGGATTTATCGGATAAAGTGCTTCATAGTCTCGGTGTTCTTCTCCGTTGTCGTTCCATGTTCGATAAATCGGAACGATAAACGCGTTATAATTCAGCATCAAAAGCCAAGTGACTTTTTCGAGAAATTCGCTCGTCGTCATGAGCGGATTCGGGTCCGACAAAACGTCTTGAATTGTCGAAGCTCTGATCGGCGTCGGGTCGTCGCCTTTGTATCTGACATGAGTCGGATTCAACTTCTTGATTTCGTCGACAATACATTTGACCGCTTGCTGAACTACGTCCGAAAGATAGATGTTCGTCCCAAACTGCGAATAAACCGGAATGAGTCCGTTCAATGTTTGGGCGAATGTATAATTCTTCGGTGGGCGTCTGAAAAGTTTATCAAACCACTTCATTTTGTGTTTATCCTCCTATCAACCGCTTATAGTCGGAGCGGTATCTTCTGTATACTTCGTATAATGAGACGAGCGTCACGGAACCATCGATTTTCTTCGCGCTTTCCGTCTTGATGACTATCGCCTGTCGATAATCATTCAGCTTTAGACAACTATTTTTGAAGCACCATCGGTCAACCGGATTCTCGTTGTAGTTTATGAGCTGCGCTTTCAGATCTGTTTCAACAAGTCGAATCGCGTTGTTGAGCGTCTTCGCGTCCTGAAGTATCATCTCAATGTCGCCGTATTGCTTCGACCAATTGTATTCTTCCATTCTTCGAAGCCAATCTTTCGCGAAGCGCTGATCATACCCACATTTGAAAAGCGCGACTCCGTGTTCCTTCTGGAGCTTGAAAAACCAATCGGCGACAATCGTCAAGTCGATGTCGTTTCCTTCACATATTGTGATGTGGCCTTGCTCCGCCCATTCCTTATAGTGAGCGCCGGCGTTGTGGTCGTCGTTCTCCGGATCCAGCTTCGATTGTGGGATGAAGTATTGCGAAACAATGTACTTCGTCGGGTCGTTCGGTTTCATGACAAGCGCCTTCGCGCAACACAAATCCGTTGTTTCCGCTAAATCGACATGGCCGAGACAATAGCCGCCGCGCAAATCTTCGAGATCGTACTTCGCGGAGTATGTGAAGTCTTCCAGATTTAGCCACGATTGAACGCCGTTCTGTTTCAGGTTGAAGTCTTTTGACAGAACAAAGATTCGGTCGGCTTTTGACTTCTTCGCAAGTTCGACTTGTTCCTCGAGATAGTCGAGACGCTTCACAATTCCCAGAGTCGGGTTTGACTTCGCCCAGCTTTTCGGATTCTGAAAAACTTCAAGCTCTGAATCCTGAGTGTATAACCACGCGAGAACGCGACTCGCTGAGATGCTGTCGTCTTCTCCGTTTATAATCTTTCGAGCTTTCTTCAGCTCGTCGTCAAGATATCCATCGATAACGAATCCCTCTGTCGTCAGAATGAAGAACTTCGGATTTTCTTTCAGGGATTGAGACTGTTCAATCGACTTCGGAATCGTGTTCGTCTTCAGCTCGTGAGCTTCGTCCTGAAAAGCATCGTCAATGTTTCGGCCTTCTTTGTTCTTTGTCCGCTCCGACATTTTAAAAATCTTTGTGTTCGTCGTTTTGTTCAGAATGAAGCGGATATTCTTCTTCGTGTCGAGATCGTTCGGGTCGATCATCTGACGCATTAAATCGATAGCGTCATACATGATTGATGCTTGCGTGTCGTCGTTGCTGCTGCAAACTATGTCCGAGCCTTCATTTCCCAGAATGAACGACGCAAGAGCAAGCGCTGAACAAAGTTCCGATTTTCCATTCTTTCGAGCTATCAAAAGTATGATTTTTTTGAAGCGGTCGGTTCCGTCTTTCATCTTGAATGAGTAAACGGCTGAGATGAAAGCCTTCTGGAACAAGAGAAGCTTCATCGGCTGACCGTAGAACGGAGATTTTGTCAATTTGACGCAATTCTCAATAAAATCAATTCTTAAATCTGCGCTCGTTGAGTCGTAGTCGTATTCGTTGCCGTTCATGTCTTCGATTAAGTTTTCAAGCTCCGTCAAGAGTTCGTTTCCGATTATGATTTCGCCCTTCTTCGCTTTTTCGAAGTATTCTTCGAGAAATCCGTTCGTTTTGATGATCATTTTTATTCTTTCCTTGACTTCACCCATTTTCGGAGCGGAGATTCTTCTTCAGTCTCTCCGTTCATGTCTCCCGTCAATCGGAACAAAAGCCGAAGCGAATTGTTGTATTGCTGCATCATTTCTTTGTATTGCTTCGATGCTGGCGTTGCCTTCTGGAGTGCCTTATTTTTTGGGTGAACGCTGATGAACGGAAGCTTCTTCAACTCTCGAAGCTGTTCTTCGATGAAAACTATTTCGTCGATTAGCTGCTCCGCTTTTATGTCGTTGTCGCTTCCTGTTCGCGTTACTATTTCCAGAAGGGCGTCTTTGCGCGATTTCATCACGTCACCTTTATGAGTCGAACTTTGTAGTATTTCGTTTGTGCTGAAGTGTCTCCGGTGTAATCCTGAAGCGTGATTTGTTTCGAATAAGTGTCGAACTTTACAATCGGGAACGGGTGTATCTGGTTTGGATAAGAACCCGCGCCGGCTGAAGTGAATCCGCTTTGTACTCCCGAACTCCAATATTCTTGATCATAAGAGTGAAGCACGTCCAAAACTGCATAATTGACTAAACTATTCGCATCAATTCCGGCGTTTGTTAGCGCTGAAGTGTTCCAAGTAATCGTCCCGACGTCTCCAGCCGGAACGCTCAAAGTTCCGCTCAATGTAATGACCGGCACCTTTTCCAAATTGTTATTGAATCCGTAAACGCTCATGTTTTACCCTCCTGATTTGCAACTTTTTGTCAAAATTTGCGGTTATATGTTCGAATTTCGGAGTTTTTCCGAGTTTTTGGAGTAATATCTTCAAATTTTTGAAACTTTCAAACTCGAAAATCTCAATTTTTGACATTGTGTAAAAATTAAGTATCCCGCAACAGTACCCTTCGAACGTTTTTTCAGACGTCGACGGGGGGGATGTATCTCTCGAACCATTCGTCGATGTACTTCTCGAGTTCAGCTTCGTTCTCCAACTCCAGCGCGTGAAGTCTTTCTTTGCATTCTTCCGGAGTTGATTCGATGAAAACTTCTTCAGCTCCCATCTCTCGACAGAGTCTTTCTCGATCTGCTGTGAGCGGATAGCCGCCGACAATGTAAGCGTTCCGCCATTTGCCGACGCGATACTTCACAGAGTCAAGAAGCGTGTCACGAGTCTTGAAAACAACCGCTTTGAGTCTGTTCGGTTTGATGTGTCTCTTGCATCCTGAGACGCATTCCCAAATTGATTCGATGTCAACAATGAGGTCGCCTTCGTTCATGTTTTCTTTTACAAACTTTTCTTTTCCTGAGAACGGCGCTCCGTAGATCAAGAACACTTTTCGATATGAACTGTTGAGTTTGTTGTGAATAAGGTTGTGCGACTTGTGCGACACAATCATTATGTTTTCAGGATTCAAGCTGATTGAATAATCGTGAACGTTTTCTTCCGTGAGTTCTATTTTGTGATGAAGAATGATGTCATATGCTTTGACGATTGGTTTGTTTGTGTACTCGTCATAAACGAAACCATCCTCTCGAACACGTTCAGCGATGACAACCTTCCGGAAGTTTTCCCATTCTTTCGATCTGTAAAATTCAAAAAGATTTCTAAACATAAAGCTTTTGACCTATATAAATTTTATTAACATTCTTGATGTTGTTCTTTGCTGCAAGAGCTGAGACTGTTGTTCCGTATCTCTCCGCAATCTCTGAGAGAGTGTCTCCAGCTTTTACAATGTATATCTCGCTTGTTGCCGTGTTGAGCATCTGGTTGACTATGTCCTGAACTGCGTCGTAATCGTAGCCGGCCTTTGTGAGTCTGTTCTTTCTGGTGTATCCGTTGCCCCACTTGCCTTCGATGACTTCCTTTGCAATCTCTGTATTTGTCTTGTAATGTGTCGCCGGTGCTGAGCTGCTGCTGTTCTGTGAAGTCTCTCCGATGAGTTCGTTCACGTCGACCGATTCTGCTATTCCTTTAACTCGTCCGTTGCTGGATGTCTGCCACAAAAAGCAATTCTTTTCTTCGAGTGTCGGATTGTACCACGCGAACCACTTCCTGAAGTCTTGCAGCTTTGCGGTGTCAATATAGTTTCTTGAATAGTCGTAATTGAGATAGTATCCGGCCGTGTATCCGAGCTTTGTTATTTCTTCACAGAAGATGACGTTCATCTCTGTGATCTTGTCTCGAGTGAGAAACGCTCCGTTCTTTCTTGCGTAATTCATGGAGTCGTATTCCCAATCGTAGAACACGCCCAGATTCAAAACGTCTTTGAACTTCTCTATCGTCTCGTTGCAATATATTGCTTCGTTGAGCGCCATCTCTGAAGTGTAAGCATATGAGAACCAATAAACGCCGATGAACTCAATCTCTGCATTGATTGCGCCTTCAATGTTCGCCTTGAACTTCTGGTCGATGTTTCCTTTTCCATAACCGGCGCGAATGACAACGCCGCGGACTCCGGAAGCTTTGACTTTCTTCCAATCGATTTCACCCTGATGAACTGATACGTCAATTATTTTCATTTGATCACCATTCCTTTAATTCAAGTTGCTTCTTGTGAAGTTGCAATTCTTCACGCCTGAGATCCAGCGCTTGCGGATCGTTCGCCCAATTCTGCCGGTCGTAATTCTTGAGCAACAAGTTGATTGCTGCCACGTCTGGAAGTGCTGCTCTTTCGTATACTTCTTTACGGACAACAACTCCGTTCTCGATAATCTCTTTCGATTCCGTATATCTGAAACCTTTTGCTTTTTCGATGAGAGAACTTTTCAGATCTGCAACGAGATTCGTCCTTCCTCTTTTTACGGCTTCCGATAACTCGGGATATTTATTTTTGTATTCGCACCATGTCGAGACAGAAATTCCAAGCGTTTTCGCGATCTGCTTGTCTTCCATTGTGAGACACCATTTTTCAATCTCTTTCAAATGCGGTTTGACATTTGTCTCGTACTTGCTCGGTCTTGCCATATGATCAACCCTTTCAATTCTTCGCTTGAAGGATCTCCGTCTTTCCCTTCAGATCCGCGAGCTGTTGATTGATTGTCTTGATCTGTTCTTCCTGAATCTTTGATTCTTCTTCAAGCTTGTATGTTCGTTCAATCAAGTTGTTGTGTTTTTCAACTCTCTTCTCGAGCTGTTCGATTCTGTATGATATAAGTTTTATTCCGCCAAAGGATCCGGCAAGAGTTCCCAGAAGCGAAAGAACTCCGACGATAACGGTTGCAAGTGCTGCATTCATTTTGATTCATCCTTTCGTTCTTCTGTGTTTCCCTGATCTGCGAGTCCTTCGCCGATCACATAACCGATGATTGATGCTCCGGCCATGATGAGAGCTGCGACCTTTGTTGCTTCGCCTTCAGCGTGTCCGAAGAAAATCAGAAGCATTGACACAAAAGAAGCGACAGAAGTCCAGAGTTTCCGGCTTGTGAGTTTCCTTTTCCAATCAATTTTCATGTTTCGCACCTCCCGAACTGTTTTTTTGTCATAAATCCAAAATAATTCATATTATCACCGTTTGCCATAGCGCCACATGGTGCAACCTTACGGGATAAACTCTCATATATGCCACTTTTACCCGCTCAGCGCTTTAATCTCGGCGTTTGAAATGCTTTCTTGAATAAATATGCCACCAAGAGAGAAAAACGCCTTCTCGCGCCTTCTGACGCGTCATTTTGATTCTTGAAGAATTTTCCGCTCTGATTTATACTTTTAGCTGCATAACGTTTCGTGTTTTGCACCCATACAAAAAGCGCCCATTTTCCCGATGAGCGCTTTTTCCTGTTCATATGATGTTTTCATAGATCGCGAGACATAGTCTCTTTTTGTTTCTCATGACTGTTGAGACGTCCACTTCCAGAAGCTCCGCAATTTGCTCGATTGTCTTCCCTTGCTCGTAATAAAGAGAAATTATCCGGAAGTACGGATCGAACCGCTGAGTCTGTATCGCATATGTGATTTGAACGTCTGTTTTTCCGTTCCTGAAGTAACTCGAGAGAACTTCGCTCGCGTCTGTGTATGCTGCAACCGCTCCGCCCTTCAGAAGTCCGTTCTTCTTGTATGCCTTGATTGAACGTTCGATTGCTTCGTCGATGTATGCCTTGATTTCCTCGTCTGTCAAGTCCCCACCCCCTCGAGTTCTATCTGTTCGCCTTCTGCGTACTTCCAGACGAACCCGAAACAAGTTCCGTTCCAATCCTTCGTCACTCTGCCGGTTTCTTTATACTCGAAGTTTTGCTCGTCTTTCTTCCGCTTTCGGTAGCACCGGAAGACTTCGATTTCTTTTCCGCCCTTGAACTCCGTCTCTTTTTTTGCAAATTTACAAGCGCAACATTTCGGAGTGAATCCGCATTCCCACGCCTGCCGATCTTGCCACGGAAGCGCCTTTTTTTCCTTTTCTGTCATCCGTCACCTTCTCTCTTGCTTTCTGTAATGTTCGACCGTCCGTTCTGGAACCGTCGGGATGTTGAAGAACTCTCTCGCAAGTGCGAGACATACGCACCATTTTTCGCCGCCTTCTTGATACTGCTTCGCTTTCTCGTAAAACATTTTGTAAGCTTCACAATTGTTACACTTTCCCTTTAGCTCCGGATGGCTGCACTTTCCCGATTCAACTCCGAACTTGCCGACTCTGTGAGATGAAAAGCAACTGAAGTCAACTTTCGGAGCTTCTGGCGTCTCCATGAAGTCGAAGATTGTTGTCTGATCATTCAGGTGTTCGCTCATGTGATCACCCCCTGACGTTTTCTTTCTCGAATAGCTTCATCAAACTTTTTCGAGTCAATTACAATCAATCTGTCCTCGGGATCTTCCAGCGTGATTTCAACTGTTGTGTGTCCGATTCGTATTTCATAAGTAACCGGAATATAATTGAAAATTACCGGAGTGTTGTCATACCACAAACGCGGTTCTTCTCTTTTGATTCTTAATCCGTCTATCTTTAGCCACTTGAAACCGTTTGCTTTGTCCGCTTTTAGTTCTTCAAGTTCCTTCTTTAGCTTCTTTGCTTTTTGCCTTGCGTTCACTCGTCCACCTCCAATTCTTCGAACAAGTCGAGAATGTCTTCCCAGAAGATGCCGTCTTTCCATCCGACGCGGTGGTCTTCCGTGTATGTTTCACTAATTGGGATTGACATCTTTCTTTCGTTGAGCTTGCTTTTGACGAACTTCAGAACTTCTTTGTTCGTCATCGCCCGAATGCCTTTCGCATATTTTGGATTGAATGTCGAAAAACATTGAGTTTGACATCCGGTTTTTTTACATTCCGTGTTTTTCTCCGGATCGCAAATATAAACTCCGAGCATTTAATCACCTTCTTTCAGAATGTCTTTTCCTTCCAGAATCTCGCATAATTCCGAATAACTGACATATCTCTTGTTATTAAAGACAATAAAGTCGTTTGATTCTTTCATTTTCCTTTGAATCCGCTCCGCTGCTTTGTCATAATGCAGCCGGTAGAGTCTGAGTTCTTCAAGCCATTTTACAATTTGAGTTTGTTTTCTTGCTTCCATGTTCGCAATATAGCAAACCTTGTCGTTATAGTTTCCGGTTGCTACTGTTTCATAATTCGAAATGAGTTTATGAAGATAGTCGATTTTTTCTTCAAGAGTCATCTTTCGCACCTCCCAAAATCTCCAAAACTGTTTCAAGCGCGCAAATCTTATATGTCATGGATTCGGTCTCACCCTTAAATTCGAAAGTGTGATCCCATGACACTTCGATGATTTTCGGAATCGCTTCTCTGTATTTCTTTAATTCTTCAAGCCACTTGACAAGTTGTTCATACTCTTTCGCCGCCCAGATGCATTCTTTTGAAGTTTCGAAATTTCTCGCGTCGTAAAATATGGCTGCGTCGAGTCTGTTTTGTTCTGCCGTTGCTTTGTATGCGTCGATGGCTTCTTCAAGTGTTAAAATTTCCATCATTCCACCTCTTTTTCTTCCAGCGCTTCGATTGCAGCGTCGAGCGCTTCAACTTCTCCGGAATATCCTTTTTCTTCGCATCTGTATTTTATCTGTTCCAGAGTCTCCACATAGTAGCAACGTTCTTCGTCTGTCATGTTCTCGAACATTTTATCAACTCCCTTCATACGTCATTTTTGATATTTTCCTTCAGATCTGCAACTGTTACGACCTCATAAGGAACGCCGTATTGACTGAAAACTTCGTGACGCTTATCCCTGAGCAAGTTCTCAACGTCCACTATCTCGCAACCTTCAATCAATAAATCGAGAAGTTTTCCGACCTCGTGACAAGTGATCTGATCTGACCTTGACTTGCTTCTCAAGAATAGCGCGTTCAAATTGTGCCGGTGAACCTTCATTTCTTCTTTTGTCATGTAACCACCTCACAATCTGTTTAACGGACAATTTCGGCAAATATCCGAGTCCCAGAGATCTTCGATCTCGTCGTCGCTCATGTGCATCTCTCCGCACAAATAAGATTCATCAACGCCGAAATATTCCGCAAACATTTTCAAGTTTTTTTTTGACATTTTCGTCACGTTATGAATCCAACGTGAAAGATGATTTTCCATCGGAACAATGTTATCCGTATATTCTCCGTTTTTCTGTTTCTGCTCTAACCATTTTACAAAATCGGACTTTTCTTCTTCTGTGTTTTTTATAAAATCTTTTTGTGATAGTCCGGTTGATTTTATAAGCTCTTTCAAATGTGCGCCTTGTGCTTCCTTTTCGCAACAAGTGTATCTGCAATAATCATCGCACATCTTTTGTTTTACTTCGTCGAATGTCCTCGAGATTAGATCTTCGAGACATTCTTTGATCTTCTCGTTGTTTTCCTCAATTGCCGGAAACTTCACTTCCTGAAGAACCGGAAACGGGTTCAGCCTTAACGAGTCTTTGTTTTTTTCTTCTTGCATTCCTTGACCTCGACTTTCTTGTATATGCTGCGTTTTATCCGTCCGTGTTTCTCGTGACTGATTCCGCTATAAATTGTATTTACGTTCCGCCCTACCATCTCCGCAAGCTCTGGAGCGGAATCGGCGACAGCAAGCGGAAGCTCGAACTTGTCGTCGGTTACCATCATGTAAATTGTCATTGTTCGAACTCCTTCCAGACTCTCGTCCCGCTCATGTTGACGATTTGTTCCCACTTCTTGAAGTCAATTGGAACGTCTGAGAACTCGTCTCCCGAAGCTCCGCAAACAATTATTGTTCCGACTAACATATCACGGCCGAGAACAACGTTCGGCTGAAGTCCTCTGAGCTTTCCTTCTTCGTTGCATATGATCACAAGATTTTTATATCCTGTCGTTTCAATGTATCCCCCGACTATACTCTGGAAGACTTCAAGCTCGTTCTCAATTTCGACAAGTCTCCCGAACTCGTCTTCAGGTTTCTTGATAATAACTTTTATTTTCATTTGCTCCACCTCCGATGAAATATTGTTCTGCGTTCTCCCTGATCTCAGCTTTTAAGCTTTCAGGAAAAAGGTCGGTGACTTCGTTTTCTTCGTCGTTGATTTCTCTCAAAACTTCAATATGATCATTGAAGCGGTTCCAAGTGCAATACTTTTCAGCGTATAAAGCGCCGTATATAAACGCGATATCCTTCTTCCATTTCATAAAGCAAGGAAGCATCGCTTTGATTTCTTCAAGTGTCATTTTCGTTTTACCTCTTTTTCTTCTTGTCTATGTTGTCACGAATCCAAGCTTTGCGACCTGTCACATATGCGTTGTAATTGCTGAGCGCCGTCATCTGAGAGTTGAACTCTTTCCGCTCCGTTCTGAATGCCTGATACTTCTCGCATCTGTCATGACAGCCGAGTTCTCTTTCCGGACAATCTTTGCAAGGTGCCACCGGTTCCATAAGTCGCGCCCCCTCTCTTTCTTTTGCTCAATTCTCCGCGCAAGCTACTTCTTCGGCTTCTTCTCCGTACTTTTCAAGCATCTGAATAATATTGAGTGCAAACTCGAAAGCGTTTTCTTCGGTTCTCTTGATGTCTGCTGTTGCTGTGTCATGGTCGGCGATTGCAAGCTCCTTCTTGTATCTCGTTTCATTCTTCCAGCCTTCGAGAAGCTTCTTCACAACCTCGAACGCTTCTTCAGGAACCGCGCGAGTGATGTTTTTCTTTTCAAGTGCGTTCTGAATGCCGTCATTCCATCCCATCGTGTACGGGTCTTTTTCTGCTCTTATGTGAGCATCGACAAGTTTCTCAACTGAAACATACTCAATCATTTTCTTCACCTTCCTTCACTCGCAAAATTCTTCAATTATCTTCTTGATCGAAGCGAAACATTTTCGATTACACTCTAAACATTCATGATTCGGTTTATAGCTGATCCCGAGTTTGATGTCTGCTTCGTACATCTCCAGCTTTGCAAGAAGTCTGTTCAAGTCCACGAGCCGATATCCCTTCCGGAGCGCTTCCCTGACTTCAATTCTTGCCTTTGTTAGTTCTCGAGCTTTGTCTTCGTCGTATCTGTCGCTGTCTTCATACTCGAGCCATGTTTTGACAGCTTTTGAAATATTACTCATCTATCAAATACACCTCCGCCGTTTGAACTCCGAAATTGATTGCTTCGTCATATGAGCCGACAAAAACGTCAATGATTGAGTTTGAAGGCATCCCGCCGGTGTCGTGAACGTAAAAATCGCCGTGGCCTGCAATATGAATCTTCTTGTGCCATAAGCTCGGGTCGTTACAAGCGACGGTGTATCCAACTTGCGGATAAAATCCGTCCGCGCATGGATTGCCGGTCGCACAATACGCCGTGAGAGTATATTCTCCGAGAAGTGTCATTTCCGGTTCTGGCTTTTCTTCTTCCGCTTCAATGCTATGTAAATATAAAACGCCTTTAGCTCTTGCTGTTTCTCTGACTCGTATTTCTTCAGCTTTCACTCTGACAAGTTCTTTTTGTTTTTCCTTCTGGTCTTCTGTTGCTTCGGCGTCCCTGATCTGTGAGACGCTTTCCGCTGTTATTTTCTTGAAGCCTGTTCCAGAAAAGAAACAAACTGTCAAGAATAGTGTTGCAATTAGTAGTTTCGTGTTTTTCATTTTTCGGTTAACCCTCCGACTTTGCTAATTCATAGAAAAGTTCGTTTCCGCCGTTCCTGATCCGCGAACGCTGCCGAACTGACTCGTCCGGCATCCTGATATTATGAAAGCGGTTCACGTCTGAAAGCCTGTCAATAATTCGCATATCATGAAACGGAAGTCTTTCGATTTCATAGTTACTTGTAAAAATTGTTACCTTGTTGCCCTGATACCTTGCGTCAATGATCATTAAAAATTTTTCGTCCATCCAATCTTTGCCGCTTCTTGCTCCGAAGTCGTCAATTATGAGGACTCGGGGTTCAATGTAATTCTTCAGAATTTCATTTTCAGAAACTCCGCTGTCGCTCCAAGCTTTTTGGATTTCTGAAAGAATTTTGTTTGCTGATTCATAACGAACGCGGACATCTTTCTTCATGAGTTCGTTCGCTATGCTGGAAGCGAGTCTCGTTTTGCCGCTCCCTCTTGCGTCGGACCATATAAAGAGACCGAGTCCTTTTTCTTCGAACTTGTCAAAATTTCCAACAAACGCCTTTGAATCCCTGAGCGCGACCGATGCTCTTTCGAGTGACGGCACGTTCTGATATATCTTGATCTGAAAGTTGCTGAAGTCTGCGTCTGCGTATAGCTGCGGAACCGATGCAAACTTTCGATGATTCTTCAGCTTCTGGTTGTCTTTAATATCCACGCAATCGCAAGGGTAAAAATAATCATATGAGCCGGCTTTGTTCATGTCGTCGCCGAAAAGCTCTTTTCCGTTCTCGTCGAAGCAACGTCGATACAATCCCACATTTTTACATTTCGGACATAGTGGGATTTTTTCGTTCGGATGCTGCTTCGAAAATTTCTTTTTCTTTTTGTCCATCATGTAAAGCGCTGTGTTTAAATCGTCAGCCGTCAATCTCTCCATGTTTTGCGAAATACTCCTTTCTTGAAATGATCTGTTCGAGAACTTCTTCTCTCGAGAGTTCCTTCGGTCTATGCCATCCGAACATCGGTCTTTCTGGCTGATATACCGCGGTCACTCTTTCAGGAACAAGCTCGCCATTCTCGAACCATTCTTCCGGCGCTCCGTAATATGGCGAACTCTGATTCTCCGGAAACATGATATCCCAGACGAGAAATCCATCTTTGTACTCTCTGCCGTGTGCGTCCTTCTTTGGCTGCTTCGCGTCCTTGTCGTCATAATTTCCTTCGAGTACCTTTTCGAAGTTGTTGTCTTTTAGCATCCAATCAAAAGAAGCTGACCAATTTCTTTGATTTCTGCCTTTCATGAATGAAGATGCTTCCGCTTTCTGAAAAAGTGTCCTGAAGTCTTCCAGATTGTGACCGCTGTTTATTCTCGCCTTGATTGCTTTTCTTCTTGAATCTGAGAGCGAAACGCATTTCGGGAACGAGACGCAAGTCTCGTTATACAAATTGACTATCGCCTGATAGTCAATTCTTTCTCTTTTCTCTTTCTCTCTTATATCATTATCATTATCATTATCATTATCATTATCATTATCATTATCATTATCATTATCATTATCAGGTTTTAAAAAAACCTTTTGCTTTTTTTGCTTTTCTTCAAAACCTTTTGCTTTTTCTGAAACCTCTTGATTTTCTTCGTCTTCCTTTTTTGGTCTTCCACCCTTCTTTCCGGCCTGTCTTCTTCTTTCGCAAGTCGTTTCGTATTTCTCGCGATCTCTGTCAAGACTTGCTCGGATAAATGCAAACGCCATCTCGACGGCCGAATCCATTTCTGGAACTTCTTCGCCGTTCTGATAGTTTAAAATTGCCGTGAAAAGAGTTCCTCGCTGTTCCAGATTCAGAAGACTAATTTGTTTTATATAGTCCGTATATAAGACAAAACTTTTTCTCATGTCTTGCCCCTTTCTGCTTTAAATTTCAACGATTCGGATTCCATGAAAGAAAAGCATCATTTTGCGCTTCAGAATATAGTCCGTCGTCCTAAATCCCTTCGTATCTTCAACAACTGTTTCGCCTGAGCTGTCTTTGTAGACAAAATCTGCGATGTAATCGACTTCGCGCTCAATGACTTTCCCTTTTTTGATGCCGCCCTTCGGTCCGGCAGAGTCCGTTTCTCGCTGCGCTGGTATGAGAACAAATTTGACTTGCGTCTGAAGATCTGAAATCGCTCCGGCTTTTTCCAGAATGCGAAGCTCTGTATATCTGTTCGCTTCCTTTTTCGAGTCGAACTCAATTCCGTTGACGACTGTCTTCTTTGCTCCGTATTTGCTTTTTGTCTGCTTTGCCATGTGCGGCGGATAATTTCTCCACGCCATTTCGAAAGCTCCCTTCCGCGGCCGCCCCGTCCATCTGAGCGACCGCTGTTTTATTTTCTGTGATGCTGTGTGTTATTTATTCAAAGAGAGCTGCTGACGGATCCGCCGGAGCTGCTTCTTTCTTTGCTGATGCTTTCTGCTTCTTCTCTGCTTCGATTTTCTCTTCAGCGCGGTTGATGATTTCTTCCGCTCTCTGAACTGTTGAGTTCGGATCCGGAGCTGCTGCTTCTGCTGGTGCTGTCTGTTCTATTGCAGGAACTTCTTCAACTTCAACAGAAACGCGACTTCCTTCTGCTGTTTCAATGCTGTTGTCGACTTCAAAAGCTCGTTGCATCGTGACATCCATCGCGCCCCATTTTGAAAGAAGCTGTCTGATCATAGTCTTGCAAGCCATACCGTCGAAATCTTTTTCCCAGAATGTGAAACCCTTCTTTGCTCTGTATCCGGCGGAATACTTCAGCGCGTGACTTTCCATCTTCGCTTTGCTCCAATAGATCGCTTTTTTGAATCCGTTCGTATAAGCAAACATCGCATAGTATCCCATTGTCGGAGTTTTTTCTCTGAGTTCTTCATCTTCAATGAGATTCACTTCGATTTCTTCTTCCAGCGGATCGAATCGAACAAGTTCGCCTTCCTTAATTGGAAGAACGTTGATTTTTTTATACTGTCCGGAACGAATCGCGAGCTGAATCATTCCGTGATAGCCGAGAACGAACTCCGCTACTGTTCCGCGGTTCTTGTCCTTAAACGGTATCATGTAGAATTGTCCGAGTTGCGGAGACGGTGTCAGATTGAGCGAAGATCCCAGAAGTGCAGCCGAAAGAATACTCGAGTTCGTGCATTCCTGAAGCTGCGGGTTTGTCTGAACCGCTGAGACAACGGAAGAAATGAACTGTTGTCCGTTCTTTCCTCCGACAACGTTTGAAATCTGATTCTTGACCGCATCCTGTGTCAAGTAAGCTGTGAGACCGAGTCTCTGCTGTCCTTTTCCTTTAACAAGTGAATTGTTAACTGCCATCTTTTAATCCTCCCTTTTCTCAATTGACGGAATCTGACTCACGTCGATGACTCCCGGCTTTTTATATGTTTTCTTTTCTTCCTGTTCCTGAAGATCGTCATCCCAGATTGTTTTCTGATCTGTGTTCGAAATATATGTCAGTTTGTAACTCATCGATTCATCATCGAAAATGAGTTCCATCTCTGGCGATGAGATAGCTTCTTCTTTGTTTTTCAGCGCGACGGTTGATGAAACTTTGCAGCCAAACACCGGAACGTTGATTTCTCGATTCTTTCCTGTTCTGCTGTCCGGAATCTCTGTCGTTTTGATTGAGACGTCGACCTTCATTGTGATGCTTCCTTCGTCTGATCTGCTTTCAAGCATCGTCTTGAAAAGCTTCTGAAGAACTCCGTCAAATTTGTTTCTTGCGTCTTCGAACACTTCAGAAGTGATTCGAAGTTCTTTGATATTGTCGTTCATGTCTTGCACCTTCCTTTTTTATATTTTCTTGAACTGAATCTCGTTCATTTCGAAGAACGCCTTCAGCTTTCGAGCGTTTTCAACGTTGAGAAGTGCGCTGAAACTAATCCATTGTGCTTCGTTCTGAGCCGTTTCCTCGGCTTTTTCTGCTTCGGTGTCTATTTCTTCGACTTCTTGCTTTGGAGCTTCTGAGCGTGCCTTCTGCATTTCTTCCCAGCGTGTTTCTTCTTCAACCTTCTTCTGAGCTTCCAGAAGTTCGGCTTTTCTTCTTGCTTCTTCTTCCTTGCGCTTCTGGATGTCAGCGAGACGCTTTCCTTCTGCGATGGCCTGATTCATGTCGAGACTTCTCTTGTAAATTTCGATAGCTTCGAAGCTGAACGCGTCGAGCTGCTGGAGTGTTTCAAGCTCTGAGTTGATTCGGTTTATCCATCCGTTGATGTCGTCCTTGATCTGTCTCATTAAATAGCTCGCATTGAGCCACCTCTCATCGAAGATCTTTGCAAGAGTCAGCCACTCCGGATGCTCTGTCGACTCCCAGAAGGAACCGATTTCGATTCGCTTGTCAGCTTTCTTCTTCTCTTCAAACTCTTTGACTTGCTTGTCGATAAGTCCGACCGGAGCGTCAATCAACTTGATGATCTCGTTGATTTTGTTTTCGAAGTCCTCGAACGGTTTCAGATATTCTTTCTTTCTTCGGACCTTCTCGTCCTGAAGCGCTTTCTTGATGCGGTTTAAGTTGGCGCGGTCACTTTTTGCCGTTTTGAGTTCATCTTCTCCATAAACAAGTGTTTCGTAGATTTTCACTTTTTCTGCGATTTCGGTCTTCAATTCTTCAAAGTTGAATTGGATTTCAGCCGGCAACTGATAAGTTTCGATTTTTACTTCCATTTTGCAATTTCTCCTTTTCTTCTTTCGTTAAAATTTCGCGGTGCTGCTGATATCTGCTTTTCAATGTCGAATACGATGTCCCCACAATCACCGCAAGTTCTGTGATTGGAATCTTGATCCCGTCTTCTTCGTAATAAATGGTATTTCTCCGATTTGTGTTTTGTTCGTGCCTTGTCGCCCATCTTACATTCCCCGGTTCATAATTTCCGTTGTTGTCTATCCTGTCGATTGAATACCCTTCTTCGCCATAATGCGGAAGCTTTGAAATGTAATTTTGAAATGCTGAAAAATTATTTTCCCATTCTTCACAAATTTTGATTCCTCTTGCTCCGTAGTTTCTGAAATTCGGTTCGTTTGGATTGTTGCAGCGTTTTTTGATTCCGAGCCATGTTTGATAAATTTTTGTTCTTGTCATCCCGTGTGTTCTTTTATGATCTCCGGAAGCTGCATTCTCTCGAGTTATGCAACCGCAACTTTTCTTTCTTCCTGTTGTTAAATGATTAGTTGTTGCTGAACAAAATGTCCCGCAATCGCACCGGCAAACCCAAATTGCAGCTTCTTTTTTCTTGTATCCGGTCTTCCTGATAACTGTCAGACGAGAGAACCTCATTCCCGATAAGTCAATTTTTCCCATTTCATCACCTCGCTTATAATTCGGGCAAAACTAAAGCCGGTCTTGTTCTGCTGCGAACGTATCCCATGAACTCCGCTCCCTTTGTCATTAAATAGTCGATGTCTTCCTCTACTTCGCTTCGTTCGATGTGATAATGCTTCGTGTTGAGAAAGACTTCGTCGCCGTATTGAAAACGAAGCTGAGCTTTGATCATGCAAAAATCAAACTCCGTCACGGCAAGATACATCAAAACTTGTGTGTAGTAGTTGCTCGGTATTTGATGATTCCAGCGTTCTTTCTGTATGCTTTGAACGATGTTCGTTGTCTTGATTTCAAGAACGCCCTTCCGTCCTGTCTCTTTCTCTGTGAGCATTCCGTCCAAAGATGCAGCCGCCCACGGATAACGATCATTCAAAACGGAGTTGTTCTCGATGTACTCGACTTCGTACTGTGGAAAATCGAGCTTGAACAATTCCCGAAGATGTTCTTCTGCAAGGGTTCCGTATTTGACGAACTCTTTCTCTGAAATGTCTTCCGGTTTCCTGAGTCCGACTTTTTCCTCCCAGAGTGTGACATTGTCACGATACGGATTCAGACCGACGACGCTTGAAATTTCACTTCCGCCGATATAGTTCCGGCGATGCTGGAGCCACTCGCTCCGGTCTTTTAACTGAATGATTCTGATTCCCATCGCGTCACCTCGTTCCATCGTTAGCGAGACAAAACACAAACAGCCACAAAGCCGAAGCTCCGAACATAATCAACGGAATTGTCAAGTTGTCTGAGTCCAGACAGCAAGCGGCAAGAATTAAATTGATGATTGCTGCTGTTGTAATCCCCTTCAGGATCTTATTTTTCGTTTTTGGTTTCATTTTCCCCACTTCCCTTCTTCCTGATCTTTTCAACAACTCGATAAATCTCCGGATTGTCTTCTCGAGTGATTACTATTCCGGAAATGTCGTCAAGAACTGTTCCGTCTTTGAGAACGTGTTTGATTGTCATTTGATCACCCCTCTTTGACGAATGTTTCCATCGGAACGTCGAGCGCCTGACATAGTCTGTAATATTCAACGAGACCGATGTCTCGAGTTCCGTTCAGAATCTTTGACATTTTGGAATCATCGACTCCCGCCTTTTCAGCGAGAAAGCGCTGCATGATTCCGCGCTCCTGAGCGTATTCTTTGATTCTTTCTCCGACTGTCATTTCGTGAACCTCCTTCCTCTATGAAATTTTCATAGTTTGACGTTTAATTTTTGGGCTTCTATGAAATTTTCATAGAGAACCCACATCAAAAATACTATGAAATTTTCATAGAGTCAAGTAATATTTTGCGATAACTACTAAAATTTAGTAGATTATCGAAAGAATTGTGTTATAATTAAGCGCACAAAGCCACACGGAAAGAAGGAAAGAAAAATGGAAAAAACAAAAGATGAATTGAGAGAGATAATTCGAGAAAACCTCGTAGATTTGAGAAAGAAAAAAGGCGTCAGTCAACTTGACATTTCGATAGTAGTTGATAAGAAAAGCTCGTCTGTCGCATCGTGGGAACAAGGGATTTCGCTTCCAGACGTGACGACACTCTATCGACTCGCGCTATATTATGGCGTAATCATGGAATATTTTTATCAAAAACACGACAAGGTAGGTGAAGACGAATGATAGCTCTTTATTGTCGAGTTTCAACTCGTGAACAAACAAAAGAAGGTTATTCAATCGGAGAGCAACAAGAACGATTGAAAAATTATTGTGCTGCTATGAATTGGAAAAAATACAAGCTCTATGTTGACGGCGGATATTCTGGCGGAAACATGGAGCGCCCAGCGCTGAAGAATCTCATTTCAGACATAAAGAAGGGACTCGTTGAGAAAGTAGTTGTCTATAAGCTCGACCGACTCTCTCGAAGTCAGAAAGATTCGCTCGTCCTGATCGAAGATGTGTTCCTGAAGAACAACGTTGATTTTATCTCCATGAGCGAAAACTTCGATACTTCGACAGCCTTCGGTCGTGCGATGGTCGGAATTTTGAGCGTGTTCGCTCAATTGGAGCGCGAGCAAATCAAAGAACGAATGATCATGGGTATTGAAGCAAGAGCGAAAGAAGGGAAATATTGCGGAAGCTGTTCGCCTGTCGGTTATGATTACATAGACGGAGAACTGAAGATAAACGACTTCGAAGCGCTGCAAGTGAAGGAAGCTTTCGAACTGACTCTCGAAGGTCTGTCGCCGTATAAAGTGGCGGACATTTTAAATAAAAAAGGATATAGAACAAAGTTCGGAATCTGGAGCGAATACCGCGTTCGATGGGTTGTCCGCTCTCCGCTTTACATCGGCCGCGTGAAATACTCCGGAGAATACTTCGACGGGATCCATGAACCGATAGTTTCTGAAGAACTGTTCAATGATGTTCAAAACTACCTCGAGAAAAGAGCTGCTGAAAATGCAAAGTGTAATTATTGCGCGGGAAAAGCGACGACATATCTCGGCGGGTTCCTGATCTGCGCTCATTGTGGCGGAAAATACTCAAAACAGTTGCAGCTTTCCAAGAAAGCCGACGGAACATATTTGAGATATTATTATTATATTTGTCAATCCAGAAGCAAGAAGAAAAAGTCTCAAGTTAAGGACCCGAACTGTAAAAATAAAAATTGGAACATCGAGAAGCTGACGAACATCATTTTTGACGAAATCCGGAAGCTGTCTCTTGATCCGAATTATTTTGAAGAAGTGAGAGAAGTTTCGATTCAGGAAGACAAGAAAAACATTCTCGTAGCTGAGATCGAAAAGATAGACGGACAACTCTCTGGAATTATGGATTTGTACGTTTTTGATAATATTCCGATGAAGACTCTTGAAGAAAAGACGAACGCTCTCAATGAGCAACGTCTGAAGCTGGAGCAAGAACTCGAAGGACTGCAAGAGCAACGACTCGACAAGCTGAGCAAGGAAGAAGCCGAAGAAATCTTTCAAAACTTTGATGACATAATAAAAAGAGCGGACTTTCAGGAAATCCGCTCCGTTCTTTCGGCGCTCATTGAGAAGATTGTTCTTGATGGCGAAAACATCGAAATTCATTGGCGTTTTTAGTTTTGTCTTTTTTTACTCCGTAATGCGTTTATGTCGTTAGATAATACCATATTACGGAGTAAAAAGGAAAACGCCCCTCGGAGCTATGTCTCGAGAAGCGTCTTCAGAAAGAAGAAAAGTATATAACTAATTCAAGTATTTTGCGGTGCAGCCGCTACTTTTTTTAACCATTTCATATTTTAGCCCCTTTCTATACTTTTTATTTTTTCTATACTTCATTTTGTAGCTTAATAATTCCCCATTGTCCCGCGGTGGCTTCAATCCATAACTTATCAATAACTACATTGTTTTTTAGTGTTATAGTTCCGTCTATTTTAGTAGCCTTTTTCTGCTTTAAATCATCGGGTAAATTTATATTTCCCGAAAAATCAGCGGTTGAATAAACTACAAAATAATAATCATTATATACTTTTGCATAGCCTAAAAATTTTAAGTTTTCGGATATATCCCCCACTAATATAGGAATACGCAAAGATATATTTTGATACGATTTTACGTCATAAGATATAGGTTGATCCATATAAGGATATAATTTTTTATTACTTCCATACTGCCCCGCCGCTGTGGTTATGTTTCTATCACTCATTAAAAACAAAGATAACATAGCAAAAGTAGAGTTATTAGCCCCGTGATTAGCTTGTATATAAAGTCTAGGCGGGGTATTTTCGTCTACCCATAATTCCTTTAAAAAGTCTACGTTCCCGCTGCCTATTCTAAGCGAAGTATCAGAATACGGCATAATTGCGAAAGTTTCGTCGTATTCGTCAAACGGCATACTTTGCACTCCGCCGTATCTTGTTAGCCGTGGGGTTGCTGATAGTTGCTCTAAATTTTGGTAAATAGTTGTTGCTCCGTTTTTCTGCATATGGTATATATTTTGCACCGAATAAATAGCGGGGCTTACCTCTACTAAAGTATCATTAGTATTATTCCCAATATTTTCAATCAAATAATCTATACCTATCCCAATATTAAAAATATCGTAACTCTCGGATACTTTTAACTCTCCGCCTATATTTTCAATTATTTTCTTTTGAATGTTTTTAACACTCGGGTAAATTTGTACTAATGTAGAGCTACTTATATTAACGGTTTTATTTCCAAATATAAGAGAAGCGGGGCGTGTTTTTTCTTTCATTTTATACCATTTTGTAGTGTCGTAACATACGATAACTAAATTAGGTATTGTTTGAATTATTACCCAAGTGTCTAACCCGTCCGTAGCTGTCGCGCCTATGTCCGTTTCGTCGACGCTTGCGGTTGTTGTTATCTTATAACCGTACGGGTAGCCATGATTTGCCCCTATGTAACCGCAATCCCCTATATATAACGGGGTAATATCGTCGTTTGAATACTTAAATATAGCATTGTTATAGTAAAGGTTTGCAAAGTTAAAAAGATTATTACCGCCTTTTTGCAATGTTACTTTATTAACTATTTTATCTCCTACCGAGTATACCCCGCTTAAATTTGGCGTAATTTCTTTGTTGTCTTTCTTAAATATTATATTATATAAGTTTGTTTTTACTATTGGTATATAAGCCTCACGGTTAACATATAAATATGAATTTTCTTGTGCTATATATTCTTTGTCATACGTATCTATATGACTTCCCCCCTGCTTATATCTTATAACTGTGCTATCCGTACTATCTTTTACTACGTATAACGGCGATCCCGTCCCCGTAATATAAACGGTTTGCCCTTGTTCAAGATAAACTTTTAAAACACTATACCCCTCTACGTCTATAATGTTACCGCTGCCGCCTATCATTTTATTTAAGTAAATAGTCCCCGTTAATTCTTCGGTTTTTTTGTTATATCCCTCAATAGTTAAATCGTCTATCGCTTTATTTATATTGTAAAATTGTGTTCTAACCGCGTCCCCTGCGGTTGAATAAGTTTCGCCGTCCGCTCCTTGTCTTATGTCGATAAGCTCTGCAAGAAGTGTCGAACCTTTGACTTTTTTTGTTCCTGTTCCGGCTTTTGCTGCTGCAAGATATGATTCATAGTCGAAAGTTTCGGCTTCTTCAAGCTGCGTGATTCGCATCGGAATATTGTTGTTTGATTCGCTCATTTTCTCGCCCTCCTTTTATGCTTCAATTGGAACGTCGCTCTCTGTTGTGAGAGTGTTCAGAGATTCGGTTCCGAGTGCCGGAAATCCGACAATTGATTTCATAACGTCAATAACGACCACGTTTCCGCCGCTTGCTGTTGCGTTCGTTGTGACTGTCGGTGTTGCTCCGGAAGTGTCGAGCGTGAAGTCTGTTCCAGCAACCGCAAAAAGTCCGTTGACGTAAACGTTGATGATGTCTGTTGCTTCGTATGTGTACCCCGTCATGTCAAGCGCGATAACATTTGAACCGCTGAGAACGACTCGCTTCTGGAAGCGTCGAACGTATGTATTGACGTTCAGGTCCTGAGTCAGTCCCGCAAACCATATATCGAATTGTTCTTGCCATTGTAAAAATAATTGATTCGAATTGAGCTGAGTTATTAAACCGGTAACCCATAAGCAAAGAGAAGTCCCGCGTTTGTCGGTGACTCTTGACTGTATGATTGTACTTGATCCGGCCGGAACGAGTATCATCGCGAGACAGAGTTCAATCGAAGTGTCGATTGTTGGTTGTGCCGGTGTACTTGCTGGAGTGCCGTCTTTCGTTGTTATCCTTATGAGACGATTCACGGCGTCAAGCTGAACAACAACCGCGGTGTATCTCGGAAGTGTCGCGTGTGCCTGATTGATCGTAATCGGGTATGCTGCGTCGTTCTCTATCCATTTACAATCGATTACGGCTCGACCTGTGGAAACATTGACCGTCATTGATTGCCCGTCCGCAATAACGGCCATCGCTCCGCCTATATTGGCGAAGACTCCGTTTGAAATCAATCCCTTGAAATATTGCGACATCTGATCCGCGTTGTATTTTCTGTCGCCGTTTACTGAATTAAAATATCCATATGTTATCGACATTATGTTTCAACCTCCCATTCTGAGAAAGTAGGAACGACGGAAGAACCGTTTTCGTCCTCTGCGTATATTATTTCGTTTATTCTCGAAACCGCGGTGATTCCGAGTTCGTTCTCAACAACTACCAAGTCGCCGAGAAAATAATCTTCGTTGAGCTTATAGATTCCGGATGATTCGATTTCGCCTTCGAACTTCTCTGTGAATCTGTTTTGGCTGAGCTGTGTCTCTCCGTATCCCTTCAGCATCTCGATGTATGTTTCTTCGGTGATTATCTCTCCGTTGCTCGAAACGCTGCTTCCGTCGATGTAAGCTTCGAACCGGTCAAGTCCTGAAGCTGTTCCGATTGCAGCCGTTCGCTTCGCTGTTCCTTCGCCTTCTCCGCCTATGAGAGCCGCGTTCTGAAACTCCGCGCGGTTGTTCTGGTATGAAGACGAAAGCAAATTGTCGAACGTTGGCGAGAATATAACTCGACTCGCTCCGCTTGTTCTGTTTGTTCCTTCGTAGATCTGGAAAACATACTTTCCGGAAGAAATCGAAACGTCCCAGCCATAACCGAGAAGCTGACAAGCTTCTTGAATCCATGTCGCGAGATTCTCTCCGAAAAGCTGAGTCTCGAGCGTTTTCTGAAGTCCTTTATCCGTTCCGAGAATGAAGTTCGGGATTGCTCTTGCTGCAACTGTCGGACTTATAACTTCAGAAGTCACAAGAGAACGAATCGAGTCTTCGGCGTTCCCTGAGATGTTTTTCTGTTCCCAAACTATCCGGCGTTCAAGAATCGACTTGAGTCCGCGTCCGGTGACTGTCAAAAGCCATCCTTCTTCTGAGCTGATATCAATTTTCAGATTTTCGCAAACCATGACATTTTGAAAGCTGTTCGCTGCTGCGTCTTCTTCTCTGACGAGATAAGCTCCGCACGTCAGCAAAGAGAGATTTTTCTCCGTTGCAGGACAAACAAGTTGAAAATCATTCATCCCGTTGTATTGCACGTCCCAGATTGAAGATTTGAAGTTTTCGAGAATATCTTTGACGCCGTTCAAGCCGTCAAGAACGTATATATCCATACATCAAACCCCCTGAAACTTGTCTCTCAAATATATAAAAGCATCGAGATTCGCAATCGTTCCGCTCTGTGCTGTTATGCTGAAATAATTTTCTTGTGGTCTGAGCTGGAACCAACTCGCGCCGGCGTAACTCGAGCCGATGAGATTCTGGATTGTTCCGTTCGCTTTGTACAGAAGAACCGATTTCTGTTTCTGAACCGTATTGAGTCGAATCTCGTCTCCGGCTGAGAGTGTCACATTGAAAGCGAAAGTCTCGTTTGTATCCGTGTTTACGATTGCCGGATTGATGACCGTCCCTTTTGCATGAAGAACGAAAAGCGCTCCGGTCTCGACGTCTCCGCCATTCCAGACAACTTCTTCATGTGTTCCGATCTGTTCAGAAAACGGAATCGGATTTTCTATTTCGAAGGGAAACTCGAAAAGCGCTTCCGCACTCTCAAAGACTGAAGTTTCTTGTTCCACGCCTTCGAAATATGGATCCGTACAAAGAATCGTTATCTGAAAAAGCTCTTTCTTCTCAAAATATCCAATCGGGATGCTCTGACAATATCCATGAATGAGAACGTTTCTCGTGTCGTTCTCATAGTAAAGCGTAACCGGATATTTTGATTTGAAATATTTATATAATGCGATTCTGTTTGTTTCTGTCGGCTGATTTATTGCAAGCGTAATTGTTATTGTTCGATTGTCGATGTATGCTGAGTTGAAAACTGAGCCGTCAGCGTTTGCATTTCTCGCCGTGTTGATTACTGCGTCCGGCGGGTCTATGCCATCAATCAATTTGATGACATATGCCGGATTCTGAGAGAGTTCCAAAACTTCGCCGTATTTATTTTCGACCGATAATTTAAACATTTTTCTTTTTCTCCCTCTGTCTTTGTTTCTATGTGAGAGCCTTCACAAGTTCGATTTGCTGTCTTCTCGCTCTGTATGTCTCCAGCGCTGAGAGTGCTTTCGGACTCGTGTTGTTCTGCGTTAAATTGTAATTGTTGACAACTGTCGAGCTTCCAATTCCGACCGCTCCGCTGTCTCCTGACGTGTTAACCGCTGCTTTTGAAAGATTGATATCCGTCTGGAAGTCTTCCAGCGGAACCGCTGCGGCTTTTGCCATCTCTGAAGCAACTTCTTTCACGCTGTTGATTGTGTCTTTCAGTCCGAGAACAAATCCTTCGCCCGTATAATCTCCGATGACTTCCATCACTCGAGACGGCGATTTTATCTTGAGATTTTTCTTGAACGTTGCGAGCATCGAGTTGATAAACGTCTTCACTTCTTTTGACATATAGTCGGTGTTTTTCGTGAGTCCGTTCACAAATCCGGTCATCGATTGCTTTCCGAGTTCTTCAAGCTGCTTCGGAAGATCCTTGAGCGCTTTGTTGAGTTCTGTCTGATACTCGTCACCGACCTTCTTTATGTCCTGAGAATAAATCTGTTCGCCGGCCTTCTCCGCTGCTTTCATTTTTTCCGTGTATGCTTTGTTGTATGCGTCCAAATCTGAAGCTGACATCATCAGAAGTCGGTCAATGAATGCCTTCCCCTCTTTCATGTCATAACTTGCTATCTGGTCGAATAACTCTGAAGAAACTTTCGTCTTGATCTGAGCAAGCGCTGAAGTGTAATCCGTGATTTGTTTCGTCTGAGCCTTGATGTCGTTTATCGTCATGATTCCAGCTCCGGAAACCTCGAATAAATCTCCGGCCGATTTCAGCTTTGAGACAAGTTCGTCTTGCTTTGCTATTAAAGCATCATATTTCGCTTGATACTTGTCAGCGATGCCGTTTATCGTGCTGTTGATTAGGTCCTGAGCCTTCGTCGAGTAAGTGTTGACCGCTTCGCTGAACTCCGAAATAAACTCGCTCGAAGCGTCCTGATAAGCTGTTTTATATTTGTTTTGAGTAGCAATCAACTTCGAGTATTTGTTTTCGTTCGCCTTGATGAGCTTCGTCGCTGAAGCTTTCTCTTTTGCTATCTGTTTGTCGAGCTTTGCTTTCTCTGCGTCGTCTGTTGCTGCATCTTTCTTCTTCTGGAGAGCTGCGACCTTCTTGTCTGATTTCGTCTGAATCTGATTCTTTTTCTTGTCTCGATTCGTTTCAAGTCTCGAAATCTCTTTGTCAAACTCTGCGACTTTCTTCTCGTTCTGATATGTCAATTTATTGATCATATAATTTGTTTTACTCGTGAGAGAGTCCGCGAGAGTGTCCGCGATTCCTGAAGCTGAGTTCACGAAATCATATTCTGTGACGTCCTTCGCTGTTTTGACAGCCGCTCCGACAAGTTTCTTGACAGCCGTCACGAGATCGCCTTGTAAGCTCGTTACACCGTTGATGTATCCTTCCGTGAAGTATTTTCCAGATTGGAACGTCAACTTCGACGGTGAGCCTTCCTGTTGTCCTGATTTTAAAGCGTTGAGCGCTGTCTTCGCGAGATTCCAAGCTGTCGTCCATATGGAATTACTTTTCGAGTTCATTCCGTTGATGAATCCCTGTCCGAAGTTTTCTCCGCTTCGATACGTTGCAGCCGAAGGACTATGAGATTCTTGTCCGCTGTCGAGTCCGGAAACCGCACTCTTTCCGACGCCTTCCGCTGAAGTGTTAACGGCTGGAATCTTGACTTCAATTCCGCCTATATATCCGGTGATGAAGTCGTTTCCGGCTGATTCGCCTTCCTTCTTGTCATCTGTTACGCCCTTGACCGCTGAGTCTTTGACATTGTTTGCACTCGTTTTCACAAGTGCGAGATTCTGATCTGAACCGAAGGTCTTTGCATATGCTGAAGCGCCGGCGTTTGCTGCTGAAGATGCTTCTTCAGGAAGCTTGTCGAGTTCGTCTTTTGCAGCTTTCACCATCGCGGCCGCTTCGTCGACCATCTCCTGAGTCACGATTTCGGAACCACTCTCGACAGCCTTCTTCAAGTTCTGATAGTTTGTTTCCATGTCGGTGACTTGCTGTTCAAGTTCCGCTCTGGTACTTGTTCCGGCTGTTTTGAAATCATTCACTAATTGTGAAAGTGCTTCTTGAATCTTCGCTGAGTCTCCGCTGATGATCGCGCTCGAAAGTCCTTCATAATTCTTGATTGTCGTTTGATATTCTGAGTATTGTTTTTCGGCGTTCAAATATGCGGTTTTACTCTGAACAATTGCTTCTTTCGAACCGTTTATCTTATTCGTGAGAGAAACAAGTTCTTCGCCGTACATCTCCGCCGCTGTTGCGGAAGAAACCGCGAGTCCTTCTTGAGTCGCCCATTCTTCCGCCGTCATACTCGAAATTGAAGCGAACTGTTGTTCTGCTTCTGCGAGTTCTGTTTTGTTCTGGTTATATATTCCGATTGCTGTCGTGTAACTCTTGAGAGCTTCTTCCTGATTCTGAATCGCTGTCGTGTATGCTTCTTCGTTTGCTGAAAGCACCGCTTGCGCTCTCTTTGTTTCCATCAACTGTTCGATTGCCTGACGTTCGTTCGCGTAGTTCTCGATAACTCCGCCGACCATCTCGATTTCGGTTCCGAGCGCTTCGTTGAGCGTCGTCATGATGAAATCTGCTCTCTCTCTGTCTGCTTCCTGAACCCTTCCGTGTTCGTCGACAAGAGAATCGAGTTCTTCAGCTAATCGTTCATAATAATCATATTCTGATTGAATATCCTTGACTGATTCGTCTCTGGATTCCTTCAACGCTTCGTAAGAATCTTTTAATTCATAAACTTTGTCGATTTCTGTCTGTTCCCAGCTCGTCAGACCTTCAACGTCGTTTGTGTATTCTTTTGTTTTGCTCGCAAGATATATCAAACCGGCTGCAAGTCCCGCAACCGCTGCCGTCACAAGTCCGATCGGTGTTGCAGCTTCCGCCGCATTGAGTAAGAGCTGAGCCGTCGTCGCCGCTTCTGTGACAGTCTTCAGAGTTTGAAACGTCTTCCAGAGTGTTATAATTGAGCTTGCGAACGTCATCACCTTTGAAACGACAAAAGCCGTTCCGAGAGCTGTTCCGACAGCCTGAACGATTGTCTTTATTCCATCCCAATTCGTGATTATACTTTTCGCAAAGTTAACGGCCTTGACTGCAAGCGCTCCGATGTCTTTTCCGATCTGGTTCCAATCTACGCCGTCGATAACGTCTGAGATTTCCGAAACCGCTTCTCTCATGGCTGGAGCGAAACTTTCATAAATCGTGATTTTTACGCCTTCAATTTTTGAATTGAGCGCTGTCAGATCTCCGGAGAGATTGTCGTTCATGATTCTTGCTGTTTCCGCTGCTGTTCCGCCGCAATTTCGAAGTTCTTCTTCGAAAGATGCTGCTTCGTCAATTCCAGCGTTCAGAATGAGATTCAATCCTTTGACAGAATCCTTCGTGAACGTTGTCAAAAGTGCCGCGCTCTTTTCTGCTGTTCCGAGTCCGTCCGTTGCGTCTGAAACGTCTCTGATAATGTCTGTTAAGTCTCTAAAATTGCCCTGAGCGTCCTGAACCTCGATTGTTGTCTCTCCGATG